TAGACTCTTCAGAAACCTGAGGGAAGTAATCATAGATTTGTAGAGTTGCCTCTTCAGACATCTCAAGGACTTCTTGCTGCTCATTAGCATCAATGATTCCGTCATTGTTACTGTCCTGGACCTCAAAGATAAGAGGATAACCTTCAATCTCAGTCGTTAGGACATCTGCTTCCTGGTTAGGTTGACGATCAACATCAATATCAACGTTAACATAAGGATCTCTATACCTTACAACGTTTTGTGGGATATTTTCCTGAGTTGCACCTTGGGCGAAATTCCAAGGATCAGGTAGAGAGTTAAACTGAGGACCAAGGATATATGGGAATTCAGCAACACCTGCTTCCGATGCATCAATAGTAATAAAGTATGCATAGGTGCCATCAGGATACTGAGGTGTCTTACAGAAACGACCGTTATAGTTGTCGAGATCACCAGACTGGAAGTCATACTCATAGTCAGCAACAAACGATCCAGCAGGATATGAGGACAGTGTAGGTCCATCAACACGAGAAGGATTGGGGTTAGTTGCTAAGTCATATACAACGTTATCTTTTAGTTTATATGAAGTGCGAAGTCTTCTGACTCCGCTATTCTGGTCAGTTGGGTCAATGTAACCGTAGGGACCGTAGATTGGGTTACCATCATACGCCCAACCCAGAATAGGAGAGTGCTCATAGTTGGATTCAACTTCTTGGAATTGTTGTGTAACAGCATTTAGGAAGACGTTATCGCCAACCACATAACGAAGCTCTTTAGGATCACTAAGGTGAGCATATTCACCACCAAACTGGTTATTCAGACCAGTAAAGACGTATCCTCTTGCTCCATCATACTTAGTAGTAAGATCATACTGAAGGTTTTTATTCCACTCAAAAACTTGTGGAGTAAACTCAGCAAAGTCACCGACAGACTCAAGTCTGACAGTAGTAAGACCTTGGGTATATCCAATACCTCTGTTGCTGATCTCAACACTAAGGACTCTACCTTTATCTTCACCAATAGTGCCGATAATTGCTCTTGCAATAGCACCAAAACCATCACCATTGATGACAATCGTAGGAGCAGTAGTATATCCACTACCTGAGTTAATGATAGCGATGGAAACAATACGACCATTGATAACAATGGGTTGTGCCAAAGCACCTTCACCAGAGTTAACTCTGATACTAGGTAAGTCAGTATATCCACTACCATTGGCAGTGATACTAACACTCTGAATAGGACCACGGACATTTGCAGTTGCCTGAGCACCTGTACCGCCACCACCAGTAACCGAAACGCTAGGTTGTGACGTATATCCCGATCCTGGTTGCTCAACCAGAATTCTGGTAACACGACCACCAGTTACGATAGCTTGTGCAGTTGCTCCAATACCGCCACCACCAACGATGGAGACTAGAGGAGATTCTGTATATCCACTACCTTCTGCCGTAACAACAAAGGAAGTCAGACTACCATTAACAATAACTTCACCAGTAGCACCTTCACCGCCACCACCAGTGATTTCCAGAGCAGGTTTGGATCCTGCATCATAATCTTGACCAGTGTTGACAACAGTGATGCCAGTCAAAGGACCGAATCTAACAAAGTCGCCAGACTTGTATGCCCAGATAGACACACCATTCACCCAAGCACCAATCGAGGTGTTTGCTGAGATGTCTTGACGCTCAGAAATGGTTTGGACGAGTCTAGGGAATCTAAGCAGTTTACGCTGGTTGCCAGGAATCAGTGCCGATCCTGTGAAAGGACCAACCTTATAATTGGGTAGACCAGAGGAAGCAACATAAACATACTCATCATTAAAGAAGGAGTTTTGGATATTTGTTGTAAATTCGCTAACAACACTGTTAATGGAATTGACATCGGACTTACCTCTGTTGAGGTCCACAGATAGAAGGATATTACCTTCAGGGATTATCTCTGTGGGAGTATTGATCTGATATGTAAATTGGAATGAATCAATACGAGAAGTAACGGTAAACGTGCCGTTGAATACAACAGGGTTAGCACCATAGATTGTCACCTGATCAGATACCAGAAGACCATGTGGGTTACCACAGACAACAGTAGCAGTCTGGTTATTAACACCACCAGGAGTGATACTGTTAACCTGAATTAGTTTCTTAACGTTATATAACCAGGAAGACAGTCTCTCATCTTCAGAAGAAGATCCGAGTTTAGCAACCTTCAGTTTGTCGCCTTGCAGATAGTAAGATCCAGTATCTTCCAGGATCGTTGTACCTGCTTCTGCAATACCAAGCACTCTGAGTTTACACTCAGCAGTTGTACCCTTATTGACATATACAAAGATGTCAGAGAATACAATCGTGCCAGGATCCCAGTCTTCTACAACACCATTCTGTGATCTGGTGCATTCGATAAACTGGTTAAGTGATTTCTCCTTATACTGTGCAGTCTCTACATCGTTAATACGAATGGTGCCGTTTCTTTCTGGCCATCCAATCGTGGAGTCAACGGTAATAATCTGACCAGTTGTATTCAACGGCTCAACTAGAGTCGTCTTATAAGGGATGATAAAACTACCAGATAGCGTCTCTTCTGAGATTGCCAATTCGTAGATAGTGTCCTTACCTTCAATGATGGTAATGACGTTTTCAATCAAAGCATTTGCTGCCCTGACACTAAGGTCAACAGGATCAGCATACTGAATAAGTTGTGAGTCAATCAGATTAGCAGGGTTACCTGAGATCAACTCAGCACGCAGCACCGTATCAACAACCCAGGTTGCAGCAGATGGTGAGATGATTTCTTCACGGGGATAGTAGATATCCACCTGCTCACCAAACATGATCTTAAACAGATACTGTGTAGCAAGCTCAGTACCTTTACTGATGTAAAAGTCACTAATACTCTTAATTACCTGGACTGGATTGATTACAGAATAATCAATCTTAATATTGGGAAGATATTGTCTTCTAAATTTGTCAAAGACTTCTTTGATAAACAAAGAGTCTAGGTTAATGACTGTAGATGCTGCAGGGTGAGTAGACTGACGCAGTGCTGCTTCACCTGCATAGATCTCGTTATGGAGGTTGTCATATCCAACAGCACCAGATACACCACGACTACATCCTAAGAATGCAGAAGGTGAATATCCACTACCTCTTTCAATGATCTCGTAACCAGTCAGCTCGTTGAAACCAACAGCAACAGATGCTCTTGCTGCTTGAGGCTCAGCAATGAAAATCTTAGGAGGCTCTGTCTCAGAATATCCAGTACCGAAGTTGGTAATGTTGATATCCGTGATCTGACCATTAAAGATAGTTGCAGCAGCAGTTGCTCCTGTGCCACCAATAGGATCGCCATAGGGATCCTTTCTATCGTCAACAATGTACACAGAAGGAGCATCGGTATAACCTCTGCCACCTGTCAACATTTGAATGTTGGTAACGTTGCCAGATGCGACAGTAACGTCAAGCACCTGAGCACCAATAGGTTGGATAATCCTTGCTCTAGGTGGGGTTGTATACCCTCTACCCCTATTCGTAATAATGATCTCGTAGACTTGACCGTCTTGGTTGATTCTAGAGATTGCCTGAGCGTTGATACCGCCTGCAGGTGCAGGATCTAGATAAACAATAGGAGGATTACTATAGTTCAGTCCAAATTCTTCGACAACAATACTGTCAATGTTTACACGACCTTCACTATCAATTGTAGGTTGACCAATCTTGCAACCACCAGGATTAACAAACGAAATAGCAGGGATAAAGTCATATCCACTACCAGAATTCATAATAGTCAGACTATCGACCTGACCTGTTGTATCATCTACAGTCAGAGCGACTTTCGCCAGTGTACCACCCGTAGGAGCGCCTACAAGGGCAAGAGGAGGGTTATATGATGTGTAACCCTGTCCACCATCAATTAGGTTGATATCCTTGATACCACTAACCAAAGTTTTGGCAGTCGCACCCACACCTTCACTGTGTTGGACTACAACTTTAGGTGCAAAGTCTAGTCGGTATCCACTACCACCAGTTTTAGGAATTAAGCGGTCAACTTGACCAACACTATCAACAGAGACAACTGCAGATGCTCCAGATCCAAAAGAAGGAGCAATATACTCAACAGAGCGAATATGGATATCATCAGCAGCACCCAATGGGAATTTGAAGACAACTTCACTTCCATATACGGTATAGTCGGTATATACCTCAAGTTGGCGATTGTTTTTCTTGACAATCAGACCAATTGCTGAAGTTGGAGTATATGGTTGAGTATTTACTCTGAGGGGGTATTCTTTCTTACCTTGATATTCTTCAAAGGGTATTGCATCAGTTGTGACGATCGTTTGATCGGCATACCCAACCAAATATACAATTTCAGTGAATGCAGAGTCGTCAGCACCAGATCTTTCGCGGGGAGCAACAGCAAAGCGAATTTCATCGCCTTCCAGAAAATAGTCAGTCCCAGGGACCAACATTTCATTATATGTGATAACAATTAGGTGATCTACTGAAGGGGGATTTACAGGAGTGCCTAAAAAGTTAAGAGGGAATGTATTTCTAGTCCCATCAAACAACTGGAAAGGATTTTCTAGTTGTTGCTTCTTTTTATCAAACTGACCAGGAGAAACACCTGGAGTAACAATAGCATCAGGTCCACGAGTAACAGTCTCGTAGTAAATTACCTCATTATCGATCTGGATAGATCCATCGGTCTCTTTGAAACCGTTGATGGACTCAATTCTGATAGTTTTATCGTTCAGACCAATATCACTCAATAAGAGTGTGTCATTTGACAATTGGTCAGAGGTGTATCCATCGAGATCCAAATAACCCAGAAGGTTATTCAGGATATCGTAAGGACGACCTGTTTTTTCTTGAGACTTGTAATATTGGAAGAGAAAGTCAACAAATTGTCGATCTTCCTCCCTAATAAATTCTGGGAGTTGGTTTTCAACTCTATCCGAAATGTTGATATTTTTGGTAGGCATCTATCTCAGAAACAGGAGGTATCTACTGGATATGTGAAGGTATCCGTGGGATAATCAATGATATTTATCCCAGTTGGGTCACCGTAATTGTAACCGTTAAAGTTGTTTGGATCGAAGTTGGGGATTGAGATGTCATTGGTCTTCCAATCGATTGGGAAGACGCTAACATCAAACAATGTAGGATCGACGCCTGGTGGAACTGTGATAGATCCGCCATATGGCAATACTTGCATCGGCAGACGCTCTGTGTCGTCTGGCGTGCCTCCAATTGCAATGGGTCCTACACAAACTTGACCTTTTTCGTAATCAACGCTACCAACAGCATTATTTAACACAACTTCAACCTCGTCTCTTTTTGTGACAAGGAGAAGATTGCCTTTTCCGTCATCTCTGATGTTAACGGGGACCAAAACTTGATTTTCGTTAGCAATAGACTGGGATGATACAACAGGAGCAGTTGAATTAGTGCCAGCACCTTGCATGGTCAGATTAACAAGGTCTTCAGTGAAACCTGTTGCATAGAATGTGCCAGATTTAACTACGGAGAAGGAAGGATTGCATTTTCCACTGTTTCCACCACCAGCATTGGGATCTTGTTGGCAAGTGCCGTCTATACAGATCTGACCTTCGGGACAATCTGCATCTGTAGAGCAAGAAGTGCCGCTACCGCCACTTGGACTGCCTGAATAGTTGGATGGGTTGTAAAGTGGGTTTCCAAAGTCAAGACATTGAGTAAATACGTTGCCAAACTCAAATTTATCAAGATTTTGACCGATAGTCATCTGAGTGACACTACCAGAAATTGCAGGATCACTATTATCAAGCATTGAGTTGTATTTCGACGTATCAACACGACCACCGAAACGATTGTTTTGACCATTCTTGTTAAATTGGTCAACATTACGCAAAACGTCACTTGCTAGTTGAGCGCCACTCTTATTAGTGTTATTCCCGTCGTAATAAACGTAAGACTTAGGAATAATGTAGTAAGTAGTAGGATCAATGATCACAGGATCGATAGATGCAACTGTATAAGGCTTCAGATCATTCTTGATCTTTGCTTTTGTCGTCTCATTCAGTTTGTTACCAGTTTTTGGACGGATAGCAACATAGACTTTACCGTAAATGGGTGGAGTGAGTTTCTCACCACCGTATGCGGTCACAGATGCTGCCTGAGGATAGATCTCTGAGACAATATGCTCATAGTCCGTCTCAGTCACTGCTCTGTTTTGAGTAGCGAAGGATCTAGGTGCCCTAAACTTGATGGATAGCGCACTTTCGCGTGCTTCGCCATCTGATGCAGGCTCTCTAGTGACAACTGCGATGTTTGCAGGTGCAATTGCGCGTTGATCACTGTCTCTAATGGTGCCAATGAAGGCAAAGTCCTTACAACCGTTTGCTTCTTCACCAAAAGTGGTCACATAGGACAGTCTGATGAATTCACCATCAATCAATTTACGCCCAAGCACGCCATCACCGAAGACTAGACGATATCTAAGGTCATCAGACTCCTCAAGGTAGTAAACACGAGAGGTGCTATTGAGCGCAGTTACGTTTGCAGCGAGATTATAGGTGTCAATCTCTTGCGACTGTGCGTTAGGTGAGATATCGACGTAAACCAAGGCGGTGTCTACATCTTCAGTGGGGATAATATAGTCTTGTCTCTTCGTATAGTCAACAGTGTAGTTGAATGTGAGCAAGTTACCCTGATATACCAACACAGGGTCAAACACCGCAATGCCAGTTGAGGCATCTACCGTGGTTTGTAGATCACGAGTCACACAGAAGGTGTAAGTATCGTTAAAGTTACGGGCAACAAACACATCTCCTGCAGACAATGTGCAGAATTCTGGAAATGTGGTGCCATTTAGAGACTGTTGCGTCTGCACACGGATAGTTACACACGCTCTAGGTGCTTTAATTGACCTAGGAGTGTAATTTAACTGCTTTGCAATGCGGACTACGTTGTCTCTTACCGTAGCAGACTCAAGAAATGCTTCATTCAGCGCCATGTTAGCGTTGAATGCCGTATAATATGTGTTATAAGCGAGGGTATCGATAAGATACGCCGCAGCACTACCCTCAAAGTCGTAATCTGTAAACTCGTTACGCGTTCTGAGGTAGGATTTGATAGACTCTTTAATCTCAAAGAAGTCTAGCGATGTTAGTTGTGATGGGATAGCAGCCATTTCAGGTCTTCTCTAAGAGGAATGTTACTTCTTGGGTTATGTTTTCTCCAGTAATCTTATATTCAAGCTCAACTTGAATTTCATTCAGATCACTGTTGTCTTCAATCCGCACATCTTGTACAGTAATGCGTGGCTCAAGACGACCGAGACAATCACTGATTTCAGTCTTGATAGCATCTGCCGAGAACGGATCCCATGGCTCAAAAAGAAGACCCTTCACCCGACTTCCAATGTTCGGTTGAAAAGGTCTTTCACCTAATATAGTTAATAGTAAATTTCTTACAGACTGATTGATTGCTCTCTCATTCTTGACAGCACCAAAGTCGTCGGTAGAAGGATTTGAATTAAAGGAAATTGCTAAGTCCTTAAACCCTCTACTGACGTACTGGTCTGATCTGAATCTGTAAGCAGGCATTTAACCCTCTTTTTTCTTTGGTCTCTCAGGTGGTTGAATGTTACGACTCACCTTATGAAGATATTTATCACTTCGTGGGTCGGTTATTAGACGCATACCCGATTTGATAAAGTCTTCGCTCTGGTCAGGTACTGGACTGTTAGCCACGATGATTCCTCCACATGGTGATTTTATTTATGGTCATTGAGAAGATTCCTCCTCAGGTGTTTTGCAATGGTGATCATTTTCTACTTCATAGGTAGGGGGATGAAAATTGCAATACTCGTTGAAGGTAATCTTCATCTCTTTTTCCGTGAGGTTGCAATGCTTAGCTGCTTTAGGAAGATTCCATTTAGCAGACCAGAGCATCTCCATTGCCTCTCGGGTCTCGACTCTCATCGACCTTGACCACGGTAACGCTTACCTTTACTGTTACGAGATGTTGCAGAATATTTAGTATTTTTAGAGGTACCCTGTCGAGTCATTTTTGGTTTACCAGGCACCCATCCATCTTTAACCAGTCCTGTCTTTGCGCGTGCGGGCATTAGTCCCTTTCAAACTACCTTAAGATGATAGCACAGTAGGATGCCCAAAAGCAACCACTGAGGAGCATGGATATGAGAATCCAGGGAATCCGACACCCAGTGGATCTAGAATCCTTCCAACAGGAATCTTGAATGCAAACACAGTCAACGTAGTGGGGAAGAGGACTCTAGGATGTCCCACTCCACCAGCGTCTTCAATAGTTAATGTGCTGCATGGGATAGGTGTAGGGATAGGACACATACTGTTACCACAAGGACAGATGTAAATCACAATATTTGTACACAAAGCAATGTGTGGTGTGAATGTATCTCCACCGATCAGGATAGGGAGAAACTGCACAAGCACGCACGCTCTTATTGGGTTGACCCCTGATAGTGGAATTAGAGGTGTGGGTGGCCACCAGCATGTAAAATTCTTAATAAGGATGGTGTAGGGCACTGGAGGGGTGCCACACGCTTGTACTGAGTGGATAGTGGATGGTAAGCAAAGACCATGCCCTGAGCAGGGTAGACCATTCAGTGATCCAACTGGTTTTAGAAATCCGTATGCCATTAAAATTCTTGGTTAATATCTTTACCTGCAGTATCAGGTCTAGCAACATCACACTCGGAGAAGTATGGGTTGCCAAAATTATTTAATGCGTTACTTAGTGCCTGGATACCGCCAGTCAACCAATTCCTCACACGCATTGTGCCGCTGTAAGATCCCATCTTCAATACCGTGTCTCCATCGGAGTTTGTATACATCCTTGTCGGATCAATAGCAATAGATGCGTCATTCACATTATCTAGACCACAAGCAGGAGGTCCGCCACCTAATCCAAGTAGAGTGTAGAATAAACCACCAGTATACCCAGCTCCTGAAACGCAAGTTGCACAGAAAGGATTCAGTGGTCCAGTGGCGGTTGTATGTCCATCTGGTGTAGTGCCCGTAGCGGGTCCGTTGATCTCCCAGAAGCGTTTCCCAGCGATTGGGTTACCATTGGTATCATAACCACAGTAAACGTCTAGAGGGGCGTCTGAGGGCGCTCCTGTGGCACGTACATACTTGTCCCAGCAATCAGCGTTAGGCACGTTAGTGCTGCCAGGATTAGGATTACAGTCCACAGTAAATGCAGTGTATGGTTGAGGCGTTGTGCTGCCACCATAACTCGTAGTAGATGAAGATGATGAGGTTGATCCGTCTGGATTGGTTGTTGTAGTTGTAGTTGTCTCATCATCAACCCAACTCAAGCCAAAAGATGCAGATGTAAAACCACCACCAGTCAGATTATCACCCAACCAGAGCTGGAATTGCTCATATTCCGTGAAACCACTACGGTTATAGTCAAAAGTATTCTCATCTAGACCCACTGGGACGAAAATAATGTCATTTTGGTCATTAGGATCACGATAGCAGCGCCCATTGACCGATCCATTGTTACAATTCCACGTTTTATAACCACCAGACACCTTTCTGCGCGGTGTAACCTTGGGTTTTTTGAAATCTTCAAGGTAACTCATGAAGTCATCACCCAAAGATCCTATAGTTTTCCCTTCAATCATGATTGATACGTTAAATTCTGCCTCTTTGATCTTAGAAGCGCAGTATTTGTAAGGCAAATAACCGAAAGCACGCTCATCAGTGAGGTTTCTACCCTTCTCAATCATGTCAAGAGTGGCAGATCCCTTCTCAGTGTTGCTAACATACGCACATGGCATGTCAAACCAGCGTTTAATGTTGTAAATCTTGGGTTGTCCCATAGTCAAACAGCGGTCTTTCTGGAAAGGACCGTAAACATGAGAGGTTGATTCCTGATATTCCTCTAAATTCTGGACTTCAGTGTAGACACCAGGCATAACTTCCGACTCAAACTGACGAACCTTGTCGTTAGTGCCACTCATGATCTGCCAGAAGTCCTGTTTAGGGATAGCATCAAGCACATTGCCGCGACCATTCACCTCTAAACAGTTAGGTGGGAGGTCAAAACACAGTTTTGTTTCGTTATCTGAATCAATCTCCGCCATTCTGATGTAAGAATCGGGTGCTGCAGAGGCAATAGGGGTGCTCATAATGGTGAAACCCGTGTTTGCAACCTGATTAGGGGAGGTTGGAGACCCAACACCCGTAGTACCTAGACTCTGAAACTCAGTAGGTGCGCCCCTAAAGTCATTATCAGTGTTAGTATTGATCCATTCCATAGGATCTTGCTGCNGACCAGTAGGTAAATTACTATCAACGTTGGCAAACTGATCAGAAATACCCTGNCCTAGCGCAGCAATGTCCCCAATGTCGGGACTTTCATACTCAATAAACTCAGGATCGGTAACAAATACATCAGGTGGCTCTTCAGGATCGTATCCTGATCCAGGTTTGACCACTCTAATTCTCTTAATACCACCAATCTCGTCGAATGCCGCGATCTTTAACTTTGCCTCAGTGAGTTTTACTCCAATATTATCGTGGTCAACAGGGAATTCAAGAGCCCCACTCTGAGCACCAAACGCAACTTGCACATCTTTGACGGGATCCTCCCCTGAAAATGAGGATTCTGTAAAACCAATTGCCTTATTCCAGTCATCATCCTTAAGGATTAGGTCTTCTAGTTGCTTTGTAGTGTCTGTAGCAGAGAAATTCTTGAGGACTTTAGGTGTAATTGCGGTAAGCTTTGCGTTTTTAGAGTAACCACGTCCGCTATTAATGACAACAACCTCATCAATACCGCCTTTGTCATTGATTACTGCCTCTAACTTTGCCTCATCCAGTGTGCGATTAGGTATAAGTGCCTTAGGAGAGAGCTCAACCTTGTAGAATGCTACCTTTTTAGGGAATTCATACACTCCAGCAAACGCACATTTGTCTGCAATGCCGTATCCAGCAAGGATTTCGCACTGACCACCGTCTGTAGAAGTGAAATTCTGCTGATAAGTGAAGGCACTTCCGCTACCTTCCAACTCCATGATGCCACATTTGAGTTGATCACCGTAATAAAGGACGGAAACTATATTCCAACCGTTGATTTGCTCACCTCTATTGAAGTCACCACTCCTTGTTAGGTATCTAAACAGGACTTTAGTGCTGTCTGTGTCAATAGTTTCAAAGGATTCGTTAACTGCATTGGTAGATTCATCAGTTAACACACATCTAGTCTTAGTAGTCTCCCAAGAATCCTCACGAATCTTGTAGAAGTGTGAGTAATAATGATCATTGGGGATGCAACATGGTCTAGGTCTACCACTACTGCTGTCAGTACAAGTGGTATTAGGACAGCAAGGGGTATCATTCAGTGCATACTGAATACCAAAGATCGGTCCATTCCAAGGATACGACGTATCGTAGAGATAGTAATAGAATTGTGAGTCATATGAATCCTCAAATCCTAGGAAACGAGGCACAGCTCCCTTGATTGCACCATTGAGCCCATACATCCACTCAAAGTTTGCATTCTCACTTGTCTGCTCTGCGTTAGCAGGGTTACCAAATCCCAGCACACCAGGGGTAGCACCACTAGGACCATTACCATAACCACCAGGATACCCACCTCTGTTATAAACTCTCCAGTTAAAGGGTTGATCTTCTCCAGGGAATGCATACCAGTCACGCTTATTCACACACTGACCAGTAGGTCCTAACTTACCAACGTCTATAACACGAGCCTGAGGACTGTTAGGGGCATCTCCAGGATACACATACCCAACTATACCCACATACTCATAATCCCTATCCATGGGTTTCTTACATGGGATAGGATTGTCAACTAGATTAACTTCCTCTGCGGGGTTAATAGTGTAGAAGTCATCAATGTCTTTACCGCTGCCTGCACTGTAACTACCATAGCGGTAATGATACAGAGGCACAGCATCAGCACCGTATTCCTGTGCTTCAGATAGATTCGTGCAAATATAACCGATCGTATATGCTTTGTAATATTTTCCTTTGCCACAACCAGTGTTAACACCAGAAGGACTACCAACACTCAGAATAGTATTGTCAGGCCAATATGAATACCACACTTCNAGTGCTACACTATTCTCTCTCTCACGATCTAGACAGAAGAAGTATGGAGTGCCATTCCTAGGCTCATGATTATATCCACTACTTGCTTTCTTCCAGGACTCATTCTCACATCCTAGATCTGCTTCAAGTAATGATGGACTCTTTGTATATTTGTGATCACGCTTTGCACCACGATACCATCTGTATACTGGTGCTCGGGTATATCCGCAGTATGCTACACACGTCTCCTCTTGATCACCGATATAGTGTACAGCATCTTTCCCTAGAGGATAGGATCCAGGTCCGCTACCCTCAAAGGTAATAAAGTAATCTGTCCCGCTACCAAGACCATTACCAGACGAATGACTTTCATAGTCACCACTAGATGGTCTTTTCCAGGTTGTATTATACTCTTCTCCTGCAATCGGGTTAGGAAAACTCCGAGCAGACTCTAGGAGATATGCTGGCATTACAAATCATTTGTCTTCCAAATTATTTAGACGGGTATATAGATCGTCAAATAACTCAGGTAGATTGGAATACTCTCCGTTGCCTGGTATCTTATACTTAATCATATCCGCACCAGGAGGCGGAAACTTTTGTATTGCCTGCTCTAAGGCAGTTACGCGATTAGTCAGTTGGACTAACGCTTGGGATAGTTGCTCAAAACCCCAGNTGGTATATTCTTCAAGGGTTTCAAACTTAGGGGTTTCATTCATAATGTTGGACGCGGTTTTTCGCGGATTTTTTAAGTCACTACTTTTGTAATAATAATGGATCCGTCGATGTCTTCAGAGTATTCTAAGACATCACCCACGTCCCACTGTGCATCTTCGAGCAATTGGTCGGGTAGTGTAACGAAGCACTCACCGTGCTCATCTACCTCGACTTCTAGGACATAGCGTTTCGACATACGTTAGTTGTTTCTACACCTTATGTAGACTTCTTGCGAATTGCGCCGACGCAACTTGTATTCCACATACGATTGCCATCTTTCTCTAGATCTACAATCATACTGGTAGCATCATATGGATGGTGTAGCATGAAACCATTACCTAGGTGAATCCCTCCATGATTCGGTGCTCCGCCCCGTGGTGCTGAGTATGATCCTCCTAATCGATTGGTATGCAACCTAAACAGAATTACTTCTTCTGCAACGAGTGTAGAGAAGTCTGTCTCCTCTCCCCATTCACTCTCCCATAGTTTCTCTGCACCACCCTCTTCAATTGCCTCATCAGTGAATGTGATGATTCCTCTAGCGTTGAAGTCTGGTAGATCGTCATCATGGATATACTTATAATACTTACGAATGATTTCATAACATCCGTAGCTACGTCGTCCTGTCCATGGAATTCCTATGAGATCACTGTATTGCTCTCTAAGGGCAATCATTTCTTCTTTGCGAGAAATACTCATGTTTTGGTAGTCTTGTTTGTAAGTTTGGCGAGAAGCGCCTTAGCGGCGATCCTAGCGGTCTCTGAGAGTGATTCCCAGATATAATTCAACTGTGCTCTCAAAGGGGTTGAGAGAGTAAAATTATACTGGGAATTTTTTTCTGTAGGGGGGACCCGAAGTTTCATTTGATTAATATAGAGCTCTCGGATAGTTACTTTTGTAGGTTAGGGACTTAAGCGTTTTTAATATACCCGCTTCGCGATGATACATAACACGCACAAAAACACTGTCCTAGGTGTTGTTAACTGTCCCCTACATCTACATCATAGCACATACCCTCAGCAATGCAATAATCACAGAATTGTTGATACTGTCTTAGGTCATCATCTAGATCTAAGTCTATCAACTCCTGTGCTAGTTGTACTTGCTCCTCTGGTGGTAATTGTCCCTCATCGTATAACTCTAGAAGTCTTTCTAGTTTATTAGATAGGGATGATGATTGTGTCATAGTTGTGCAGAGAATGTGCGTGCGTCGTTAACTGCTTGCTGCTTAGACTTGAAAGGACCATTCTTAGGACAACCCTCGTAATCGTATCGCCAAAAGTAACGCTTACTCTTCTCCCATAGTTTAACCTCTACAGGGGGTGAAGTGTCGAGTGTGATTGTATTCATTAATCTGTGTAGGTGTCTGCTAGGGTGTCTTCAGTGGTGTCATCATACTCAGGTGAATCCTCGTCGAGAATGTCATCAATCCAATCAGTGTCTAGTTCATTCATTGGTTGTAATCCTCTGGGCGTTGTTGGGCATTAGGCGGCGATGGGCGTTGATACTTTCCTGTGGATTCATCTGTGGAAAACTCATCACTCACTGTGCGATTAGTCTTTGAATACTGTCTCTTTTCTCTGATAGATTTGGGGCGTCGTGAGTTGTGTAGATCGTTTCGTTTGTAGGTCCTTCCCATTAGTCAGCAGATCAAAAGTGTCTTTGGTTAACTACTCAATCATATTAGGATTGATTGGCATGATTGTCAAGTGGTCTGTGTGGGTTTGTGTTGTGTCCTCGGTATGTTTGACAAAAAAAACTCGTTGTGCTACGGTCTAAGGTAACAATAACTCCGTAGATATAATTCTCGGAGGTATATTTATTTAAGTATTTTAATTATCCACAGATAATGCGGAAACTGTGGAAATCATGTGGAAAACTATTAGATAGGGACGATGTTGGCAGTGATAGTAATACGTTGATCTGAAGGGTTAGAGTCATACCCGTGAGTGATATTAGAGGGATAGATTAATATGTCTCCCTCTGACTGTTGGAATGTTGCCTCTGTCATGTTA